ACGCTGCCTAGGTAAGTTAAATGTCTTATAGTTTTCTTCGCGAGAGTAAGCTATATATCGTATATGGCGGTAACAAGTATAGAATTTATACAAGTACCGCCATATCATTTTCTCAAACATTTGCGGAAGATTCGTACCCAGTAAAGACTTTGCACGATCAATCAAAGATGTTCGAGAGTTCAACTATAACAAAAGCCAACCCATCTGACTTTAGTTTTGAAGTTCCTTTAACACTAGAAAAAGATGAGTCCCTTGTAATAGACTTAGTAAGTGATTTAGTAGATAGTGAACAACTAAAATCATTTGATATGTATGTACAAACAGGGAGCAGCACTTTCAAATTAGAAAGCGCAGTTATAACCTCAGCTAATTTTAATCTTGATCCAAAAAGTCAATTTACTGTACAACTAGAAGGACAAGGAGTAAAACTATCAAGAGTTGGTGATGAAAGTTATAGTATTCCTGGAAGTGCTCAATCTGAGTCTTCCACAAGAACCCCTCTATTAGTATATCCTGTAATAAGTGTAGACAGCTTAAGTATGTCAAGTATTATAAGTGCAACTATACAAATACAGAATGATATAGAGTGGACACCTTTTGAAACCCTTCAACAAAGTTTATCAGTAACAAGTTCTAGTAACGCTATGTTTCCTAGTACTTACACTATGGGAAATCGTATTTTATCGGGAGCAATACGACAATACCAAACAGATAATAACGTAACACAATTTGATGATTTTAGTACTAATAGTAACATTACTCTAAAAGCAGTAGAAGTAGGAAAAGCCTCTAGTGATAGCGGTTTCTTTTCAATAAATATCAATCCTGCAATGTACACAGCAAGAATGGAACCTAGTGATATTTATACTCAAAGCTATGACTATCGCTCATTAGATAATACTGCAGTAGGAACAAGAATCACACAATATTCATAGGAGAATATACATGGAATTAAAAGCCCTATTAGTGGATAGCAAAACCACTTGGGTAGATTTTCCTGGTCTCGACGGCTTCGAAGTCGAACTAGCAAACCTATCCCGAAAAGAATTAGTAAACCTAAGAAAAAGGTGTACTTCAAATAAATTTAATAGAAAAACAAGAGGATTCGAAGAGTCATTAGACGAAGAAAAGTTTGTAAAAGAGTTTTCCCAAGCCACAGTTAAAGGTTGGAAAGGTCTTAAACTTAAATATTTAGAAGACTTACTCCTTGTTGATATAACAGGTAAAGATCCAGAAATAGTCATGGACTATACTGAAGAAAATGCTCAGCTACTTGTTGAAAATTCAAGTGAGTTTGACAACTGGCTCAATGAGGTAGTCTTTGATTTAGAAAACTTTCGTTCGAGACAGCAAACAGATAATTCTGGAGAGACTAAAGATATTCCTGGATCATAACCAAATAGGTATGAGTAAAGACCAATACTTACGTATGGTCGAACAAACCGGAGAAGAAATAGATTGGGACAGATGTCCACCAGACGCAGAAGATTTTCCCGATATAATTGTAGACTGTATAAATATACATCACAGTCTTGGTAACAGAATGTATCCAGAAATTGGATACATGGGTAAAGATTATACTAATTTACCCTTATTATTTAAACTTTATGGTATAGAAGAGCATCAAAAAGAGTATGTATATGATATACTTTTATTTTTAGATAATGAAGCGATAGAGTCATCACAGCAAAAATTAAAAGCCGAGTATGACAAGATGAAGAACAGAAAATAAATATGGCAAAAGATAACAAAATTATTATTGAAATCGTAACTAACGATAAAGGCACAACTGCTGCTATAAGAAATAATAAAAAATTAGACGACAGTATGAAGAAAACCCGTAAGTCTACGGACGAAGCGGCTAGTGCTGGACGTGGTTATCATGCTACTCATAAATCTATCTATCAAACAAATTTATCCTCTGCAAAAGGTTTTTCAAAACAAGCAGAATCAATTGGTAGCGGCGGGTCTTCAGGACTTGTAGGTGCATATGCAACCTTAGCCGCTAACGTCTTTGCAGCAACTGCTGCTTTCAATGCCTTAAGAGGCGCAGCTCAAGTACAAACACTTATAGAGGGTTTTGAATTTCTCGGCAACGCTGCGGGACAAACCTCTATGCAAATTGCAAAAGGAATTGTAGACGCAACAGATAATGCAGTATCACTCGAAGCAGCATTAAGATCTGCTTCTATTGCTATGACTTCTGGATTTAATACAGAACAAATTGCAGGTTTAACTGAAGTAGCTAGAAATGCGTCTATAGCACTTGGTCGTAATTTAAGTGATTCTCTTGATAGACTATTCCGTGGTGTAGCAAAACTAGAACCTGAAATTTTAGATGAATTGGGTATTATGGTTAGGCTTGATACTGCTGTAACTATGCAACATCTCTTCAAAAAAATGCAGGAGATTTAACGGACTATGAAAGAAGACAAGCATTTTTAAATGAAACTCTTACACAAGGTGCATTAAAATATGGAGATCTATCAGATGCTGTAGATCCAAATGCATATGATAAATTAGCAGCAGCTTTACAAGATTTATCAAATAGAGGACTAGAATTAATAAATAGATTTTTAAATCCATTTATTCAAATGCTTGCTAGTAATAGTGGTGCTTTGCTGGGTGGACTAATACTCTTTGCATCAACTATATTAACTACTATGATACCTGCTCTTGGACAAATGGCAGAACGTCAAGCACAAGTAGCAAAAACAGCTAGACATATGGCTGATGAACAAGCAGCCGCTGATAAACGAACAGCTCAAAGTGCAAAAATAAAATTCGTAAGAACAGAAGGAAGCGCCGCATTCACAACAAAAGGAAAAGATTTTAGTGCAGTAACAGCCTTAAAGAAAGATTTAAAAGCAGGTAGAGCAGATGCACTTTCTTTCAATAAAGCTCTTACACAAATAAATAATACACAAAAAAGAACAGCAAATATAGCAAAGAAAAATGGAACAGCAAATAGTGCAGCTCATCAACAGAGAATGGCAGAGTTAGAAGCTTTAAAAGCTCAAATTCTAGGTGTGCAGCAAGCAGAAGCAGGCAGATCAGGATCAGCAGGAGCATCAGCACTAGCAAGTGGACAAATGAGAGCAGAAGAAGGTGCTAGTCAGAGTATGTTCTGGAGCATTTGAGGGGTTCAAACTTGCAAGACAAGGTGTAAAAGATTATAAAAAAGAAATAAAAGATGCATCAGATGCTATTCAAGGTCCAAAGTCTCCTTTTAAAATAGGATTTTTTACCAAATGGGGTAGATCTTTATCGGCTGCTTTTGGAGTAGCCTCAATATCTGTAAGATTATTTGGTGCAGCTTTATTAAATGCTATTCCTATTATTGGTCAAGTATTATTCTTTGGTGGGCTACTTATTTCATTTCTTATGTCCTTTAAGGGTGGAGCTACTGATGCTGAAAAAGCTCAAGCAAACTTAACAGAAACTGTTGACAAAGCAAAAGAAAAAATAGATCAGTTAGTTAAAACAAACAAAGAGTTAGTAAAAACTTTAGATGATTTAGATAAAAAATACAGAGATGTAGCTATTTCTGCAACAGCTCAAATGAATACAATTGTTGTAACTGCAGGAGTAGTTAATGAAGCAAGAGTTAATTTTAAAGCTCTCACAAAAGAATTAGAAAATGAAGAAATAAGTGCGTTTTCTAATGCTATGTCAAGATTAGGGAAAAGTATAAAAGAAATTGGTAGTAATATAAAAGACTTCTTAATTCAAGGATTAAAAAACACCTTCCCTCTTTTAACAAAATTCATAGAATTTTTAGAAAGAACAGGAGTTATTGATTTTGTAAAAGAAAAACTAACTGATGCAAAAGATGCTGTTGTAGGCTATGGAAAAGCTGTAAAAGAATCTTTTGAAGAAACAGATGCAGAAAGAAGAATAAGACAATTTACAGAAGCAATAGAATCATCAAGTGCTGCAGTTGCTCAATTAAAAAGTGAAAATGTACTATTTGCTGATGTACTCGAAGGATTTGATCCTGGCAAAATGTATCAAAAACTACTGGACGAAGGAGCAACATTTGCAGACGCAAATGATATAGTTAATGCTGCGTTTGAAGAAACAACAAGAAATGTAGAAGAATCTTCAGAGAACTTAAAAGGTTTAGCTACAAATTTAGGAGAAGTCGGAAAAGTAATAAATAAAAACATAGATGGTATGTTAAAAATAAACGACTTTGATAAAGTATCAAACGTTTTAAAAACACTAGATACAAGTTTAGTACAACTGTCAAAAGGTGGAGGACTTACTTCAGCAGAATTATTTAATCAAATACAACTAGCTAGTGTAAAGTCAGGAGTTGATTTAACTACTTTTGGAGTAACTGTAGATTCAGTAAAAGCAGCAGTTGAAAACTCAGAAGGTCCTTTTACAAATTTACAACAACAGTACGAAAAGCTAGCAGAAAAAGTTAGAACAAATAGTCACGATAAAAAAGAATTAGCAAATGACATGAAAATTTTAAATACTGAATTTGCAAAAACAAAAGCATTAGATGAGTATACTGCAAAACTTAGTAATTTTACAAAAACAGGCAAATTCCAAATAGGAGTTGTAGACAACTATAACTTACAAATACAAGCAGCTGAAAATGCCGCTAAATTAGCTGAAGACGAGTTTAAGCTAAAAGAAAAACAAATAAAAGCTCAGTATGCATTAGAATTATTTAAACTCGATGTACTAGAAGCACAAGCTATAGCTATGGGTAAAGGAAAGGAGTTTGAAGATGCCAGAGCTCAGATTGTTGGACTGCAAGCACAAGAAGAACAAGTAGCTTTAGATAATAAAATTAAAAAAGAAAAAGAAGCTCTTGCCATAAGACAGCAAGCTCTTTCTGATGCAGGAAGCACTGGTACTATTGCAGAAAGATCACAAGTTGTTGCATCAGCGTTAAATGACCAAGAAAATACAACAGCAGGTAGATTACAAAATGTTGCAAATGCTATGCAACCTATGCAGGAAGCTTTAAAAGATTTAGGACCTGAGGGAGAAGCAGTATCAGCAGCTTTTGATGGTATCATGTCTATTGCTCAGGCTTTTCAAGTTGCAGGTGCAGAGGGTGCTACAACTGCTGACAAACTACAAGCTGTAGGAGCAGTAGTATCAGCAATATCAGCCGCTATGGCAGCTAACTCAAGAGCACAAATAAAAGAAATTGATAATCAAATAGATAAAGAGAAAAAACGAGACGGAAAATCAAAAGAGTCATTAGCAAAAATAGCTGCAATGGAAAAGAAAAAAGACCAAATGGCAAGAAAAGCTTTTGAGCAAGGCAAAAAAATGAAGATTGCTCAAGCAATTATTAGCACCTCAGCAGCTATAGCTGGACAACTTAGTGCTGATCCGGTCGGCCCATGGAACGTAGCTCTAGCAGCAATGATGGGTGCTTTAGGTATGGCTCAAGTTAAAATTATACAGAAACAACAATATCAAGGTAGTGATTCTTCAGGAGGATCCGCTACTCCTCAAACAATACAAGTTGGTAAACGAACAAACAGAGTAGATACTTCTAGAGCGGTAACAGATGGAGAACTTGCATTCTTACGAGGAGCAAAAGGACAAGGATCAAACGCTAATAACTTTACACCTGGTGGAGCAGCTGGAATGAAACGAGGATATGCAAATGGTGGAGAAATTATGGTTGGAGAAAGAGGTCCAGAAACTATTACTCCAATGGCTGGGGGTTATGAAGTAACACCAAATGATAAAATGGGTGGACAAAACTTAAACGCAAACATAACAATCAATGCAATAGATGCAGCTGGTGTAGAAGAAGTTCTAACAGCTCAAAGAGGAAACATAATCGGAATGATAAGAGAAGCAGCACATGAACATGGAGAAGAGTTTATTGAATCAGTAAATACTAGTTCTTATGGAGCAGCAGAAGGAGATGGAGGTTACTAATGGCAACTTTTACTAGCTTTTTAGATGTACTACCTGATCCAAATAATCCAATTGGTACTGCGGGTCAATCTCTGGCAACAGGAAGTGGTGGAACAGACGGGCCTGGGTTTGCTTCAGTAACTTTTGCTTCAGAAGCTCCTATACAAACATCAAGAACAAACAGTGGTCGTGTAATTACAAGAAGTATTGCAGGACATAAATGGAATATAAATATAACTTATAATCCAATGACAAGAGATCAATTTGAACCTGTCTACAGTTTTTTACTTGAAAAGAATGGTAGATTAAATCCTTTCTTTATACAACTACCTCAACATATGCTTTCAAGAAATACAGCATTTGCTAGTGCTAACCCAACAATTACTACTGCAACGACAGGATCAAAAGGAGCAGGTTATATATTAACTGCAGGACATAACACAACAGAATCAACCCAGCCTCAGCCTGGAGATATGTTTGTAATTCAAGATTCAAACGATAGTTTACATACTAAAGCATATAGAGTAACAAGAATTATGGGAAATGGCACATATAATTCTGCAATACATTCTCAACCAACAACATCACAAAGAATAATTTATTTCACACCACACTTACAAAGAGATGTAGCAAGTGGAGCAACTTGTGATTTTGGTGGACCTTATATTCGTGTTATGTTAAAAAATGATGTTCAGTCCTATAGTTTAGGCACTAATAACTTATTTCAGTATTCTCTACAGTTGGAGGAGGCTCAGGCATAATGGCAGAAAGGTCGGTAGGTACTAATACTAGAAAAAAGCTTATAAACAATGAGCCGTTTGCTTATGCGCATTTAGTAAAATTCGAAAGACCTAGTATTACTCCTCACGATGCAGAGTATAGCACTGATGCAAATAGATATGCATATTTTACTGATGGAGCAATCAACCTTGATTTTGATGACCAAAGCACAGATAATAATGGTACTAACAATGGCACACAAACTTATGTAGCAGGCAAACTATTAAACGTAGGTTCATACTCTGAAACTATTGAAGCAAGAGCATCAGGAATGACTCTTGAACTTGCTGCCGAAACCTTAAATAATGCAATAACTTCCGTTGCTATTAGCACGACTTCTAGCACTATAACTGTACCAGCAGGTATAGATTTGGTAAGAGAAGGATTTAGAGAAGGAGATAAAATATATATTTCTGGAGGAACTAATACTGGAAGTTATGTAAATGTAACAGGCATAAAAACAAACAATACAGTTTTAGTTGTATCTTCTATCCTCAATAGCCCAACTTCAGCTAACTTAGCCGCTGAAAGCGCAGGTTCCTCAATAACATTATCTATAGTAACTGATGAGCTTCAAGGCCCTGCAGGAGAAACAAATCTTGTAAATGCAAAATCTTATGCAAATAGAGACGTATGGGTTTACAAAGCATTTTTAGACCCTGATACAGGAGCTATACTTGATAGTGCCCCTGTTCTTGTTTTTAAAGGAATAATTACAAAAGCCTCTATAGTTGAAAATCCAGGTCAATCTGTTCGAGCAAAGTGGACTCTTACAAGTCATTGGGGAGATTTTGCTGCAGTTAAGGGAAGGCCGACAAATGATGCAATCCACAGAGCTTTGGATAACAATAACAGAGGACAGCCAGAAGTATCCTTACGTCCTGAATACGCAACTGATTTAGGATTCTTACACGCAGAAGAAACACTCAACATACTAGCAACTTATACTACAATCGAACAAGAAACAAAGTATAAGATGAAAAAGAAATGGTATGGAAAAGTAAAAATGAAAGAAGTCATTACAGATGTAGAAGTCGAAAATGATGTAGATTTAAGTTTTTCACTTTCTTCCAAATTCTTACCTGTAGTATATGGAGTTCAAAGAATTTCTGGAATACCCTTCTTTGTTGATACAAAATCAAATGACCCTAATAATATCTATCTAGCCTACGCACTTTGTGAAGGAGAAATCGGTGGTATCTATGATTTATACATGGAAGGAAATCCTTTAATTTGTATAAACAAAGAAGATGCTGATGATAGAGATGCATCTTCAGGTTCACAATTAGATCAAATAGAAGTTCATTGCAGAGCTAGAGCAGACTTAGGAAACACTCTTGGAGGTGTAAAACTTTCTGGAAGCGATGTTAGTGGTTCGAGTGCAGCTAATTATGCCTTTGGAAATTCTTTTACAGGGTATGGAGAGCTGGGTTATGAACTAGAAGAAGATTATATAAACGCTAATATCACTAAATATCATACTTTAAACGAAGGCTTAAAAAGCACTACAGTTTCTACAAATGATGGAACTGGAGTACAACATGGTGAAACTATATCATTAACTGCTCCAAATACTATGGATATTACTTTTCATGCTGGAAAAATTGACCAAAAAGCAGATAATACTTTAATAAGTATTTCTCAAGGAAGTAGTGGACAAAGATTTAAAAGACAAGAAGATTATTACACAGGAGACGAAGATTACTGGGGGCCAAATCATAGAGTTCTAGATACAGCGTATGTTGTCATGGACGTTGAGATTGGAGAAGATGCTACAACAGTCCCAGAGGTAGAATATGTAGTAAGAGGAAAACTTTGTTCAAGTTTCAACTATGACTATAGCTATGCTCACTCACATACTCCAAAAAATACTGGAGGCACAGAAAGTCATAGTAATTTCGCAGTAGGAGATAAAGTTGTTCTACACAGAAGAGATACAGATGCAGTAATAAACAGTAGTGTATTGATTATCGATAAATGGAACTTTACAGACCCAGACGGAACTGTACAATATAGATTCAGGTTTAGTACTGCACCAGACTTAGGATATTCCGATGGCTATGCAACTATAAAAGAATTTTATATGTTAAATAGTGCTGGGAGTAAAAGTTGGACTATGGCTACTTGGGACTATGCAGACTCTGGACATAGCTCAGGAACAGTACCTTCAGCAAATACATCAACTGTAACTGTAACCAATAATGGCACTAGCGCTCCAACATTAACGATACCAGATAATTTAGAGTGGATTAATGATGTTATTGGAGAAATTGATTTTAATGAGTTATATGATGTAAAAATTGCAGATGCAAATTTACCTTTTGGATTTAATAATTTTTGGTGGTTAAAAACAAATAGTACCACTTTAACTCTCTCAGGCACAGGCTCAACTTCTCAAGGATTGACAACAGGTACTAAAACAGTTGTATCAGGTAATACAGTCAAATTAGCTAGTGGTGCTAGTAGTGATGATGATGCATATAATGATATGGAAATACATCTCAAAAGAGTAACTAGTTGGGCGGAAGGAAAACATAAAAGAATACAAAAAAGAACTATTGTAGACTATGATGGTGGAACAAAAATAGCAACAGTTAATACGCCATGGGACGAAGAATTCGAACCAGCTGCTAACGATACTTACACCTTGCACGCAAAAACAAAAAATGGAAGAACTGATGATAAAAGAGTTAGCATCAATCCAGCTATTCAGTTATTAGATTATTTAACTGGAAGATATGGAAAAGATTTAGATCTCTACACAGATATATCATTAGCAGACTTTCTACTCGCTGCCAGAACCTGTGATGATAGAGGTACTCAAACACTACAAGGAACAGATGTGGGATCTTCAAATGTAGGTCAAAGATATGTTCTTACTTCAGATGGTACAACTTCAGGAGACGTAGTAGCTATGGGATTAGTTAAATCTCGAGGTACCTCTAACAGCATTGGTTATACAGAGTTTGAACAAGTTTTTGGAAAATTTACGAAAAAGTTTATGAAAAACTCTTACTCTTACTTAGTAGGAGACATAATTTATACAAGTGAAGGGTACTACAGAGTTACTACTGCAGGAACAAAAACAACAGCACCAACTGGAACTAATCCAACAGGGTTTACGGGTCCTCTGACTAATGTGCCTTTATATTCTATTAGTAGCAGTACTGGAGCAGTAAGCGGAAGTGCAGTAAACTTTACACGAAGTTCAAATTCAAAATATTTAAACCCTTGCGCTCTTTATAATTCAACTACAGGAGGATATGACCACGGCTATAGTTTATATGATTCTGATGATGTAAAGTATTGGAGATACTACGGGTGGGACGATAAACACCAAAGATTTGCTACTCGACATCAAACACAAGGAACAGTAAGCACAGCAGATTCTGTATTTGAAAATGTAAATGGTTTCTTAAAAAACTTTAATGGATTGCTTAGTTATGAAGGCGGAAAGTATGCACTCAGAATAGAAGTTGCTAGTGATACAATTACTTCAACTAAGATTACTTCTTCTAATACAGGAAGCTATAGTGGGTATACTAAAGGAGTAGAATATAACCCAAGAGTAATTACTGATGATGATATTATTGGTAATATAACTTTAAATGATAGAGGAACTCAAAAATCGTATAATACAGTAAGTACTTCAATACTTGATCCAGCTAACCAATACAAAGGTCGTGCTGTAACTTTCTATGATTCAAATTATTTGAAAGCAGATAAGAATGTTGTAAAGTCAGGACAAATAAATATTCATTCTGTTGCAAATTATTATAATGC